CAAAAAGGTTTTCACCCAGAGCAAAAAACTCACATACATGCAATGACTTTAAAAGCGTTTGTAAAAGAACGTGTTGAAAAAGATTTGCCTTTGGACATGGATTTGTTTGGAGCATTTGTAGCAAGAACTGCTGAAGTTAAAAGGAAAGTATAATGAATAAAGTAGTAAAAAAAGAAGATAATCTGCCCTCCACAGAGCTAATGGAGGAAATGATGGCAACCGCTGGCGAAGGTGCAGTGTTTGAGTCCAACGAATTGCAAATACCTAACATCAGGATTGCACAAAGTACAAGTCCACAACTCAAGAAGAGTGATGCTAAATACATCCCCGAATTAAAACAGGGAGATTTTTTTAACACCGTTACTGGAGAAGTTTGGGACGGAGAGAAGGGGATCGTGGTTGTGCCGTGTCATAGCCAGACAAGTTACCCTGAGTTTATACCAGAGTCGCAAGGTGGAGGATTTGTAGGATTAAAAGAAGTTACAGATCCCGATTTAATTAATACAAAAAGAGAGGGTGCTAAAGAATACCTTCCTAACGGCAATGAGATTATTAAGACAGATGAGTATTATTGTTTAGTGCTTGGTGAAAACGGTATGTTTCAACCTGTGATTATAGGTATGAAGACTACCGCATTGTCTGTAAGTAGGGTTTGGAAAACTAGAATTGCATTAAAGAAAGTCGCAGATTCAAAAGGTATCATGAGAACCCCCGCATTGTTTGCAACAATGTGGAGAATCACTGTTGTTGAAAAATCAAAAACCGTGGATGGGGCTATGCGAACATGGTTTAGTCCACAAGTTGAAGAGGAGGGCCTTGTAACAGACCCGAATCTTTTCCGAGAAGCAAAGGCATTTAGGGAATCGGTTGCGAAAGGTGAGGTTAAATCTGCACCCGAACAAGAAGCATCTCCTGTCACCGTAAGTGACACAGATGTGGATGATATACCCTTTTAATGTAGGGGGGAGGTAATTCCTCCCCTTTTTCTTGGAGTTATTAATGGAATTAATTGACCGTTTCTGGACGGCTTTTGAAGGTTCAACAAAAGCGCACGGTCAAACAACGGTAGGGGCGAAAAGAAGAAATGGCAAAACAGAAGCAAAAAGTTTTATTGTCAAAGAGCCTCTTACAAGGGAATTAGTAGAACAACACTTAGAAGGGAAGAAAGGCGTAGGCTCGATACCAATTACAGACCAAAACAAATGTAGGTTCGGTTTGTTAGATATAGATAAGTATCCTGTTGATCATGCCCAAATTCAATCAAAGTGCGACAGTTTAAATATACCGTTTGTTGTTTGTCGTTCAAAGTCAGGAGGTGCCCACCTATTCTTGTTTATGAAAGAATGGGTTAGGGCTGTAGATATGAGGGATTACCTTACAGAATTTTCTGCTGTATTGGGTTACTCAGGTTGTGAGATCTTTCCAAAGCAAGACCAGATTCTTGCCGAGAGAGGAGACGTGGGTAATTTTATTAACCTTCCGTACTTTGATGAGAAGAATACTTTGCGCTATGCCGTTACTGCTAAGAACCAAGACCTTAGTTTAAAAGAATTTCTAGATTTAGTTGATAAAAAGAAAACAACCTTGGATGCTTTATCTAAGATGAAGTTTGAGTCTAAGGAAGAAGAGTTTGAGGGTTTGATACCTTGCATAAAAAATCTTGTTCTAATGGGTATACCACAAGGCATGAGGAATAATGCTATGTTTCATACAGGCATATTCTTGCGTAAGAAGTACCCTGATGGTTGGAAGAAAAAGCTAGAAGAATGGAACACAAAGATTTGTAAACCACCTATGCCAGCTGATGAAGTGGTTCAACTACAAAAATCCATAGATAAGGATAAGTATGGATACAAATGCAAAGAGGAGCCAATGGCCAGCTATTGTAATAGGGATATGTGCATAAGCATGGAGCATGGAGTTGGTGGCGGTTCATCAATACCCTCGATGGGTGGCTTAACAATATTGAAGTCAGAGCCAAGATTATATTTTTTAGATGTAAATGGAACACGGTTAGAACTATCAACAGAACAATTACAGATGCCACTACAGTTTCAAAGAGCTTGTATGGATCAGATTGATTTTATGCCTCCAGTAACAAAGTCCTCTGATTGGCAAGTTTTGGTTAATGGTTTGATGTCTAATGCTACAACAATTGAAGCATCCCCCGAACTTACTACTACAGGTCAATTTGAAGAGTTATTAGAAACTTTTTGTACAAGCAGAATAAGGGCTAGGTCACCAGAGGAATTACGTATGGGCAAGCCTTGGACAGAAAATGACCTTACATATTTTACCCTTAAAGGGTTACAAGAATTTCTCAAGAATAGGGGGTTTGTTTCATTTAATAGACCACAAATACAAGAGAGATTGAAGCGTCTTAACTTTGGTTCAGAATGTAATGGGTATTACAAGCTGAAAGACGATTCAGGCAAATGGCACAACATCAGGGTTTGGTGGGTGCCAGAATTTGATAACACGGAAATACCAATTCCAAGCAAGGAGACAGAGGATGACATCCCTTTCTGATACATTTTCGGATACGAACTATTTGAAAATAGGAGACTTAACTAAGAAGTTTGGTGTAGCACGAAGTACAATATACAGATGGGTAGAGGCGGGGCACTTTCCTCAACCTATTGTGCTAGGCCCAGAGCAAGATAAATTTAGTGCAAAGAGATGGTTAGAAGAGGACATAACCGAGTGGCTCAAAGCAAGACCTAGGCAGACCTATGAGTCAGACTGAAACATTAATATTCGGTCCTCCAGGGTGTGGTAAAACCCATACTTTGATTAATATTGTTAAACAGGAGTTGGCTAATGGCACACCTCCTGACAGAATTGGCTTTGTTTCGTTCTCAAGAAAATCAATATCAGAGGCAATACTTAGGGCTGGTTCAGAATTAGGGTTAGAGGAAAAAAATCTTCCTTGGTTTAGAACATTGCATTCCATAGGGCATCGATGGCTTGGCTTTGATAAAGAAAAAATAATGGGTTATTATGAGTTTCAAGAGTTTGGGCATGAAGTTGGTATGGTCTTTGACTCAAGCACTGCTGCTCAAATGGAAGATGGTCTTGTGCCTGTTTCTCATAAAGAAGGCAATAAGTATTTAGAAATCATTGCAAGGTCTGCAATGAGGTGTATTACCCTTGAGGATGAGTTTAATTCTAAGAAAAACTATGACATTTATTGGGAGTTTCTTGTTGCTTTAGACACAGCTTATAAGTCTTACAAAAGAAGAAATGAGAGGCATGATTATACAGACATGGTATCAAAGTTTGTGCTTCAAGGAACTGCGCCAACATTAGATGTACTTATTGTGGATGAAGCCCAAGACTTAACACCACTTCAATGGAAGCAAGTGTCTGTTCTAAAGCAACACGCAGAACGAGTGTGGTATGCGGGGGATGATGACCAATGTATTCACGGATGGAATGGTGTGGATGTTAATTTATTTTTAAAGATATGCCCCAACATACAAATATTAAGTCAAAGTTACAGGGTTCCAAGAAATGTTTTTAAACTAGCCAAGACTCTTACAAACAGAATAGAGGTTCGACAACAAAAGCACTGGAATCCAATGGATCGTGAAGGCGATGTGATATGGCATTCCAATTGGAACGATGTTGATATTGAAGATGGTTCTTGGACTATGATGGGAAGAACCAATAAAATAGTATCAGGCGTAGCCCAACAATTAAAAGACGATGGGTATTTGTTTATAAGAAATGGTAAACTTAGTTTTGATGAGGTTACTCTTAAAGCTATGAAAACATGGAAGGCATTGTCTGAAGGTCGAGAAGTAATTCTTGATGATGTAAAACGGCTTTATAAATTAGTTCCAAAGCGAGGTGATAAGGCGGTGGTTAAGAGAGGGGCATCAGCATCGTTAGATGCAATAGACCCACAAGCAACCTTATCGTATGAGTTGTTAGTTCGTGATCATGGATTAATTGCGGATAAATCGGCTGCATCACAAGATGTTTGCAATCTGTCTTACCAAGACAGGATTTATCTTGCTTCAATATTAAGAAGAGGCTCTTTGGATCCAAGAATTACAGTTTCAACAATTCACAGAATGAAGGGCGGTGAAGATGATAATGTAATGTTGTTCACAGAATCGTGTTACCCAGCTGTTTCAAATGTTGATCAAGATGAGGAACATAGAGTTTTTTATACAGGTGTGACAAGGACAAAGCACAACCTTCACATCATCGACAGTGCATCAAAATATAGGTATGAAATATGAAAAAAATAACCAAACTTGAAAATATTAAGAAGTTAATAAGCAAGCACCCAAAAAAGAATAATAAAGAGATAGGTGCTATGGCAAAAGCCAATCCAAACTATGTAGCTAAAATAAGAAGAATTGAAAGAAAATCTAATATTCCTAGGGCACAGTTAGCAAAGGAGTTGGAGCCAGGTCTTAATGCTTTGTTTGGTTCTGCATACTTAGACGCATCAGAAGAAGCTAAAGTAATAAGGGGCAAGCCAAGACCCAAGAACAGGATTTGGTTTTTAAATGAGGCTGAACTTTTAATTAACGGACCAAGGAAAAATGATTATGGTGAGTCTAGGATAAACCATGAAAGAATAGCAACTATGTGGAGCATTATTTGTAAGACGGAGATAACTCCAGAACAGGTTATCGCTTGTATGATAGGGTTGAAATTAAGTAGACTGTCCGAGGATATAACTAAGAGTGATTCTTGGTTAGACATAATAGGATATGCCGCTCTAGGTGGGGAAATGGTAAATGAAGAAAGAAAGCAGCCAGATTAGTTTCTTGGAGCGTTTGGATTTAGATACAATCGAAGAGGATTGGTTGCCTCCAACGGAGTTCCCAGATTTAACTAAATCAGAATATATAGCGATTGACCTAGAAACCAATGACCCCAACCTAATGGAGTTAGGCCCAGGATGGGCTAGGGATGATGGGTTTATTGTTGGTATAGCTATCGCGGCAGGGGACTTTGTTGGGTATTATCCTATTCGTCATGAGGCGGGGGGCAACATACCTCAAAGAAAAGTTATGACGTGGCTTAAAGACCAACTTAATACACCTCACATTCCAAAGATAATGCATAATGCTACTTATGATGCGGGGTGGCTTAGATGGGCTGGTGTTAAGATAGAGGGTAGGATCATAGATACCATGATTGCTGCCCCCTTAATAAACGAAAACAGATTTAGTTACAGTCTTAATAATTTGTCCAAGGATTATCTTAACGAAAAGAAAGATGAGAAGACACTACGTGCTGCGGCAGCAGATTATGGTCTTGACCCTAAAGGTGAGATGTGGAGATTACACCCACGTTTTGTAGGTGCGTATGCGGAAAAGGATGCTGAACTTACCTTGCGTTTGTGGAACCACTTTCGTGTAGAATTAGAGCAGCAAAGCCTAATGACAGTTTTTGATCTTGAAACAAACTTGATACCAGTTCTTTTAGATATGCGAGAAAAGGGTGTCAGGGTAGATGTTGATGCAGCGGAGAGAACAAAGAAAAATTTAAGAGACTTAAAAGAAGCTGTAACAATGGAGATAGAGCATGACACAGGCATCCGAGTAGAACCTTGGGCTGCTACAAGTGTTGCTAAAGTATTCAAGCATTATAACCTGTACTATGAAACCACTGAGACAAATAATCAGCCGTCCTTTACCAAGTCTTTCTTACAAGCATGTCCACATGAGGTATCCAACAAAATATTAAGATTGCGTGAACTTGATAAGGCAAGCAATACATTTGTGGACAGCATATTAAAGTTTGCTCATAAGGGTCGTATACATTGTGAATTTCACCCGTTGCGTTCTGACGATGGTGGGACTGTGACTGGCCGGTTTAGTTCTAGTAATCCTAATTTACAGCAGATTCCAGCTAGGGATCCAGAAATCAAAGCAATGATACGTGGTTTGTTTTTACCTGATGACGGATACAAATGGGGCAGTTTTGATTATTCTAGTCAAGAGCCAAGGTTACTGGTTCATTATTGCGCGATGCTACCTCCAAATCTTAAACATCATGCAATAGACAGCCTAGTAGATGAGTACCAAAATGGTGACCCAGACTTTCACCAGATGGTAGCTGACATGGCGGGTATAACTCGCAAGAGTGCTAAGACAGTAAACCTTGGCATTATGTACGGCATGGGCAAAGGTAAACTGGCAAACACGTTAGATATTTCAAGCGATGAGGCAACAAGTTTGTTGGACAACTATCATAGGAAGGTGCCCTTCGTTAAGGGCCTTGCTGACCAAGTAGCATTAAGAGCTTCACAAAACGGTAAGATAAGAACCATGTCTGGCAGGCAATGCCGTTTTGAAATGTGGGAGCCAAGAAGTTTTGGGTATAATAAGCCTCTGCCGAGGGAACAGGCAGAGAAAGAATATGGTATGGGTATACGCAGAGCATTTACCTACAAGGCACTGAACAGGCTAATACAAGGCTCCGCAGCCGACCAAACCAAACAGGCAATGGTAGAATGTTATAAAGAAGGGCTAGTGCCTTTACTTACAGTGCATGATGAACTATGCTTTAATGTGGAGTCCGAGAAGCAAGCATCAAGGATAAAAGAGATTATGGAGACATGCTCTGATTTAAAAGTTCCGAGCAAGGTCGATCAAGAGTTAGGTAACAATTGGGGAGAGGTAGGATGAACCAAATTTTACAATGTCCACACTGCAAACATGACAAAATACATCAAATTGAAACGCAACTTTACTGCCGTGAAGAGGAAAAAGATGAAGTTTTAGTGCTTGTTGGTATGTATACTGGAATGATCAGTCAGGCCAAAGCCTCACAAACTAATCGTTCAATATCAAAAGCCAACCCTTCAGTCAGACGGCAAGGAATGCGTGTTATTTTTAAGTGTGAAGGATGTGACGAGTATCCTCAACTGGTTTTGCATCAGCATAAAGGTGATTCAACTCTTCAATGGGAATTGGGCTAGTTATCACAGGCTCGCATCCTGTCAACTAAACGCCTTGCACGGTTGGTTACTTGAGTGTACCACTTTGAATCAACCATCTCATCGGCTGCAGCAGGCCAGTCCCTTGCATCTACGTTTGCTTTCATGCCCTTGAATTTTGATAGTCTTGGATATCCAAGGTTAAACATCATGTTTGCTATGATTAGTTGTACCTCTTCGGGTAGGTCATTAAAGTCTTTGTAAAGCCTTTGACAATCCTCGAGCGTAACTGTGATATCTAAGTTAAACGCAGACT